TGCTCATTGGTTGTACTTCTGGTTGTAAGCAGCGGTGTGCATTTCATCCAGGGTTACTGGAGGCTCACCGCCAGTGTCATCCCAAAGGTATTGGGGCGTTGGATCGAAGTCCAGTTCATTCTCCAGTTGGGGAATGATTTCATCTTCCAAGAGCATTCTCATGGAAGTTGTAAGGTGTTGATCCATCATGTGGAGCCTGTCCTCACGAGCGATAACACCTTTGAGGATGTCGAGAGCACGCTCAATCTTTTTTGTTTCGGACTCTTGGATGGGTTGATAGTGGTAGGTCATTGGGTTTGGTCAATAAAGGTTTGGATACGTTCTTGGATGTCAATCAAGCGCTGGTATCGAATGGAGTCTTTCCAGCCAGCTTGTTTGAGAAAATCCAGCTCCCACGAGATCGAATCGATCAGCAGGGCATACTCTTGGACTTGGAGATCAGGGTGCATTGGAACGAATGTGATGTGAGACAAACGTCTCAGAAGGTTTGAGACAGGCCACCCATACGGGCTAACCTTTCGTATTCCCGCACAAGACGGGCATAATCTTGAACGTTGCCCTGTTCAAAGGCATCAATCAGTAACTGCTTCGTCATCCGCATCAACGGGTCACGATCTTCTAATGTGATTTGTGGCACGGGATCAGCTTCGATCTTGTGATCTTCAATTTCCCGCGCTTGGTCTGCCTCATCCACATCGCGGTAAGCGGTCGGACGACTCAGGCCGTATTTGCGCTGGAGCGTTGCAGCGACATCAGCTTTACGACAGCCAAGGTCTAAAAGCTTCTTGGCGTGCTCTAGGTGCGTTTGTTTGACCCCTGGCAGGCGTTTGCTCATTTGAGCCCCCTGTTGCGCTCAGCAGCGTCAGGGATGGAGTCCAGGTAGTCCTGCCATTCAGCCTGTTTCCGTCGTTCCTCGATCTCCTCCTCAGATTCAGGAGGCCAAGGCTCCTGCAGTTCGCAGGGCAGAAGATCGTCGATATCATCGTTGCGAATAGTCATACAGGCATCTCCGAGAAGTAGGCAACGCAGGCCTCTACTGCATCTTTGACGGCTTCAAACCGCACCTCATCATTCATCTTCTCAGCGATGGTTGATGCTAGTTGCTCTGCTTTTGTTGCCTGTTCGTTGTTGGTTGCAGTGATAGCTAACACCAAGGCAACAGCTAAGCCTGCCGCATGTGATTTGGGCTTGTAGTCTTGAGACATGATTGTGGTTGTGTGATTGGAACGAAAAGAATTCCTCTCCCCAGATGAACTCGAATTGATCCTCGAAGCGTTGCACCATTACAAGAGTTCACCAGACGGACGACAGCATGCTGGTCGATTGACTTGGCTCCGGGAGAAGTTTGTTCGCTGCCGTGTGGAACGGACGACGATCCATTCGACAGCTGGTGAGCCCTAGACTTGAGTCATCTTTACGGGCAATTGAACCGGTACATAAACCACGCCGCACGTGTCAGCGTTGATGTGTGGTCCCGTCCATTCGTTGTACGTACAAGGCAGCGCCTTACGGGCACTAGCTCGGACGTAGTGCCCTGCTGGTACGGACTCAGTGGCAGACTCCTCAGTTACTTCAAATACGTGGCCGGGTTTAACGTGGCGAAAGCGGAAGACTTCCGTGTGATGGTACGGAGCCGGAATGTTGTTCATGGGTCAGCAAATTGCAGTAGCTCGTGTGTTGTAGACCTGTTGGATCGGATAGCGAGAACCCTCCATCTCCTTGTCGCTGTACACGTACAACGCACAACCACGTGGGTCTCCTTGGTGGTAAATCTTTAGGCGGAACCGCGCAGCAGTCCCACGCGCCAGACTCAACCAGTGCTGCTCATCGATCCATGATTCGCCATAGTTGCACTGGTCCTCAGCCCAAGCGTGCAGATGGCGCTCACATTCCCGCAGCCTGCGCCACGCGTAGTCAGTGAGCTTGTGATGCTTCCAGAGAAATTGTTTGTTGGTCATTGGTACGGAATCAGGGATAAGTCACAAAGTAGTTAGCGACAGCCGAAGGGATGCCAGACAAGGCCAGCCGTCCGTTCTGCTCATCGCAGAAATCCTCGGCATCGTCCGATGACCAGAAGCGGCCAACGTATTGCGGGTCTGGTACGTCAACCGACCAGAACCTCACCAGGAATTCATCCATCAACGCACCCTCACCACACTCTGTGTGCCCGTGTGCTGCGCTGGTGCGTCAGCCAGTGATGCCAACCCGACATGCCACATCGTGCCGATCATGCCAACTGTTAACAGTGCCATGCAGCCATCGTGAATGGCCTGCTCAACCCTTCTGCTCATTTCCATTGTATTGGTCTAGTGTTGTGTGTGGTTGATTTACTCGCACATAGCGACAGCAGCGCTGTAAACGCACGATGTGGAGAAATTGCAGGCGACGACAGGCAGGATTAACCCGTGTTGGTCGCCTGTTGTGTTGGTTCGGTGTCAGGCCGTGACTTTTTCTTTAGCGATAGTGTTTCCAAGCTCGCAAACAGCGTCGAGGAGTTTGCGGTGGACCTCGCCTCTGTTGCTGTCGAGGTGTCTGTATTTGATGTAGGAGCAAACAGCGTCGAGCAAGTAGGCTTCGTCTAAGAAGCGGATCTCAACAGCGTTGTTCTCGCCTTGGATCGTGATGGAGGACGACACGATGGAGACTTGGCAACGCTGCCCGTCGTATCGGTCGGTAGTGAACTTCTGCATTGTGTTGAAAGAGAGAAGAGTCGTTGTGTGTGTTCCTCTCTTGACTATTAATATAGAGCATAGGTGAGCCTCTGGCAACCCTGATGTGACAGTTCCTGATGTGACTTTTTCATTCTCAATAAGCTAAAATTGTTGATTCGCAATAGTGGGGGTGCTATTGCGAAAGCCTATGCTAGCGGCAATTTTCGGGGAACTTAAACATATATCTGCTAAACAGTTCTTTTGTATTAAAAAAGCCCCCCAGAGGTGGGAGGCTCGGAGTGACGGGGTATGGGTCAAGTTTATCGAAATGTCAATCAGGCTTGTCCTGAATTTTGATGGTCAGTTCAGGCGCTTGAATATTGACGGTTTCAACGGACTCACCGATAACGCGACCAATGGAGTCGAGCACTTGCGTAGCGGTTTGCAGTTGTCCCTTTTTTAGAGCCTGATGAAACAGCTTGGTACGCATGTGCTGCAGACGAGCGAGCATATTTTCGCGATCATTTTTCCAATCTTCATCAACGAGCTGTTTTACGGCTGCCCAATCGCGCCAAGCGGTTTTAATTGAGACCTGTTCTTTTTCAGCGTGATCGTAAACAAGCGCACGAGCGGAGAGGCCATCTAGCTGACGACGATACAGGCGTCGAACACGGGCTTCTACAACAGCATCAGGCGATCGTCCGACGGTCATTGCCTTAATTAACTACCTTTCCTTCGATACTACCCCTTGCTGGAGCGGTTTGAAGGGGGGTAGGGGTTGAAAACCTCCGTTAGTGTGGAGCGTATGGCAGTAAAAGAGCAACCGATTGAGCTTCGCTGGGCCCAGGGCGAAGTTTTCAAGTGCGACAAACGCTTCAGAGTGTTGGTTGCAGGCCGCAGATTCGGCAAGTCGTACTTGGCTTGTGTCGAATTGCTGCGTGGAGCGTTAGCCCGTCCTGGCGAGACGTTTTTTTATTGTGCTCCGACCTATCGGATGGCGAAGGACATTGCGTGGCGAGCGTTAAAGAAGCTGGTTCCGAAGGTTTGGATTCACACTAAAAACGAAACAGACCTACGAATCGAGCTAATCAACGGTTCAACCATTGAATTAAAGGGTACTGAGAATGCAATGGCGTTGAGGGGCCGCAGTTTGTCTGGCGTTGTGCTTGACGAGGCGGCATTTATGGATCCAGAGGTCTGGTTTGAGGTGATTCGACCTGCTTTAGCGGACAAAGAGGGCTGGGCGTTATTTATTTCAACACCTGATGGAACGGCCAGTTGGTTTTACGATCTTTGGTGTTATGTAGAGGAGGATCCGAATAATTTATGGCGACGATGGAGCTACACAACAATTGATGGAGGAAATGTCAGTAAGCAGGAGGTCGAAGCAGCCCGCGCTCAACTTGATGCGCGCACGT